GCTGTAAGGCACCACAAAACGTCCCCCATCTCGAGGCATAGGTTGGACCTCTCTTTGTCTGAGATTTCGTGATTACCATCAAAGCGGACGTTATGGTCTCTGATCATCTTTGATATGGCACCAGAGATTTCACCGGCTTCCGAGAACAGTGCCATCGAGGGGTATATGATGGGCCACTTGTAGATGATGGTTTCAGACATACGGGCTTGGTACTCCGACATGGTCATGTCTGTGTTTATATGGTTGGACTTGTGTCCATTTACTTTAACTGTTGTATTTAACATGTTGCTCTCCTTGTTAAAAACCAAATGATTTACTGGCATCAGACAGGCGCCCAGTTGATTTGTCGTACTGAAGTGTCCCACAGTGACCGACCGTGCCGGTGTGACGGTTCTTCAATATGACGACGTTCCTCATGCCTGACGTGGGATCATCCCGGTCGACCTCCAGACCAATCACCTGGTCGCTGAGTTGTGCTAGTGAGTGACTGGATCTGATCTGGTTGAGGCCAAGCCTAGCCCCCTGCTCATGGCTTAGGTCGCCTGAGGGGCGCTTGAGGTGAGACACCATGATCAGCGTGATACCTAGGGCCTGAACTTCAGTTCTGAGACGTGTGGTGATGTCATCGACTAGCCTGCGCTCGTCAGTGACTTTGCCCGTCATACCGCTGACCAATATACTGATATGGTCTAAACAGATCACCTGACAGCCCAGCGCCTTGTTCATATAGCGGATCCGGTTGATCACCGTGTCCAAGTCGGTCGAGCCGAAATGATCAAATAGGTAGAACGGGTTGGTGGAGACCAGGTCATCAAATGACGCCTCGATCTCTTCCCTGGTGGCAGCCTCAGCGTCCACAGTGATGTTCTTGTTCAGATGCAGACCGACCAGTCCTTGCATGGTCCTCTTGGTTGTTTCTTCCAGCATCATCATGCCACACGGGAACCCAGATTGCTGGACGTGGTACATGATCTCCCGGATGAACGTGGATTTGCCCACTCCCGAGCCTGCAATGAGCGTGACCAGGCTGGATGGCCTTAGTCCTTTACTCATCTCGTTTAGGTCATCCCAAGGGTACTGGATGGGAGATATTGCGTCACCAACACCAATGACATCCCGGAGGTCGACGGCTGATACAATGCCGTCCGGTCGGTACTCTCGGGCCTGCCAAATGGCATCAATTACAGCCTTGGCATTACCGTCAACCAGGGCCTCGTTGGCATCCTTAAACTCTGCCATGGAGGCTATCTTACATAAGCCAATGGGCATTGCCTCGGCACAGGCTATAGCAGCCTCGAGGCCAGGACGGTCGTTGTCAAAGAAGAGGACGATCTCCTTAAATCCCATCAGATAATCATAGTTGTTTAACAATGCTTTACGAGCCGAAGCTGAACCATTTGGGAGGCTGACAACTGGCCATTTATGGTTTTGAATTTGTGATATGCTCATGGCATCGAGCTCGCCCTCTGCTATCACCAGCTTATTGCCGTTGGACCAAAGGTGGCTTCCGTACAGTGTCATCTTTTTGGCGTCACCAACGATAGAGAACTTCTTGTCCCTGGTGCGGAGCTTCTGGGCGCATGGGCGGCCCTGGGTATCTCGGTACGTTGCGATCTGCACCGGCTTACTTTGGTATTGACCCACCGTGTATCCAAACTTTCGGCAGGTCTGCTCACTCAACTTACGGCTCCTTAAAGCCACATAGTCGCCGTTCAGTAGCCCTTGGGTATCTGACACCCTTTTGGTGCCTGTGGGGACCTCTCCGTCGGCCTCCCAATGGCCACAGCCAAAGCAAAAGGAGTGACCATCGTCATACATTGCAGCGTTGTCTTTTGACCCACATTCGTCGCATGGAACGTGGGCCACAAACTCACTTTCTGTCTCATGTTCGTATTGGGCCTCCATCAGATGCGCCCCCGGAGCCTGTTAGGTGTTCTGCTTGACTTTATCATTGTGCTCTCCCGGTTGAATCAAAAAGGGGCGACCTAAGCCGCCCCTCGCTCTCCTTGTCTGGCCTCCTCAAGCCAGGCTTCAGGTATCCACTTGTGTGCATACTTGATCTCATGTTTCTCACAGTACATTGCATAGGTAGTCTTGCTACCCTTGTACAACTTACTGTTTTGATTGCTAAAAACCATACGGAGGTCCAGGCCTGGGTGCTGCTTTAGACACAGCAAAACCTTTGCCCTATCTTGAACATTCCAAATCCCTTTACTTTCGCAAAAGAAAAAGCCCCCCGGTTTGGGGAGCTTAAAGTCTGGTGTGTATTTATGGTCTCTGGTGGGTATCTTGTAGATGATTTTATCGGTCTCATAGACGACCTTTAGACCTGCCTTGGTGATCTGATCTGCAATCTTCTCTTCAAGACCCGATCTGAAACCTAGTTTGTACCCAGTAGACCTAGGCTTAAAAGTCATACCCGTCAGAACCAGCAAACTCAGTGTCCGAAGCACCGGCGCCAACACTGAAGCCTTCAACGGCATCAAAGTCGCCGGCAGAGTCACCACCGTTCGACACAGGGTCAATGACCTGGACCGCTGCAAGTCGCAGAGAGATGCCCTTGTTGGCACCATTCGTATAATTCTCTGCTAGTCCACTGAGACGCAAGGTTGAGCCTGAGTACATCAGAGGAACTGAAGGGTCAGGGATAGGATTGCCCTTTGCATCGTAGTATTTGGGCTGGAACCTGGACTGGATCTTAAAGATCACGTCGCCGGTCTCCTCATCCTTGTCGAATGGCACACGGACGTTGTCCTTGGTCGCAAACTCTTCGTTACGCAGCTTGTCGATAATTGACATCAAGGGAGCAGCATCTTTTGGGCTCATTCTTAGGTTGGTCTTATACTTACCCTCGGTGTCGAAGGCTGTGTCGGGTCGTCCTGGCTGTAGCCATGGATACCCAGCAATACCTGGAGGGGTGATATACTTTACTTTAGACATTTGCGTCTCCTTTTAGGTTTCCGACTGATACAGAGGCGCTTTGGTCGTGACGCTTGTATCTAAAGGGGGCGCTTAGTCCTCGAGCATAAAAAAAGGGGACCCGAAGGCCCCCTGGTTTGTCATATGTACGTAATCTTGTACGTAATCTTGTACGTCCTTATGCTGCCGCCTCCAATTCGCTGGCAAATCTTGCCCCATGCTCTGCCCACTCCCTTAGTGACAGGTGGTTTAACTGCTCAACGTGGACCGGCTGAGTACCCCACAGGGCAAACTTTGGACGGTCATCCCCGTGCATCAAAGGGTGTGTGTCGTAGACGAATGCAAAGTAGACAGGTCGCCCACAGTAGGTGCTTTTGTGGAGCTTCAGGTATGGACACCCAATGGCCTTAAGTATCTGGTTGCTGGTTATACGTTTACTCATGGTTCATCCTTTCCGTTAACTGAAGCAGTACTCACTGCTAAGGACACTAGAGACATCTAGTGATCCCTTAGGTGGAACCTTAGCCAAATCCATGTCGGGATTAGCCAGGCGCGCCCTGCATTCCTTCTCGAAGTCAGACAGGACACAGGTGCCCTCGTAGATGTCGACCAAAGACGCCCTGATGCAGTGGTAGAAACTCCAAGTATCAGCACCCAAGGTGCCAAATGAGTCATGGATCATAAAGAAGTCTTCTACACCGGCCTCAAGTCCCGATAGGATGGCTTGACACATGTGCCCGGAATCCAGTGAGTGAACCCAGTTTGCTGCTATAGACGACCTGCTTTTGCGTGTGTCAAAGACGTTAGTGTCTTGCTGTACATTGACCCTGGTCTCCTTCAGGATCTTAGCTTCCCGGTCATACAGAAAGATCCGAGCTCTCTCCGCTTTGTCCTTGGTGTACCTGGCAACACATGGAAAGTCACTGGGGCTCCTCCAGCGTACACTCTTGCCCTCTCTGGCCAGCGCATCAGCATAGCTCTGTAGGAACACCATGCCGTCTTTTACGCTCTCCAGGGTTTCACTGATGACAGAATAGTTGATTGACGCTAAGGACCGCGCATGATTGGCCTGAGACTTCTCGTCACCAAAGGGGTGATTAGACATCTCGTTGTAGTTTACCTGTTTCTGGAGGGGATGCATTAGGTCCTCAATGATCTGGTCACCCATCCCACGTTGTACCGAGTTGTAGCCAAAGGTCATGGTATTTCTCTTGACAGTCTTCCTTGTGATGCCCCAGTCCAGCCAAGCCTTTGCCTCAGGTGTGTCCTCAATCTTCAGGCGATCAGTGACGGCATCGGCGACGATCTGGTAGACATCCTGACACTGCTGGCTTGGGACTAAATTAACCATAGCAGCATCGTGTTGGTTCTTGAGGGCCAGTGCGTAGTGTTGTGTGCCACTGTTGGTTCCGTCCAAAGATATTGGCAGATGGCACACATAGTCTGGCCCCTCTGTCAGCATCTTTTGGTATTCCCAACAAGCAGCCAAGAACTGCATAGGCTTGTCTGCCTTAGTCCAGGTATCGTAGGTTGCCTGGTAGTCATTGGCACAGGCCAAGATCATCTCTTCGTTGTCCATGACCCACTGGATGCGGTCCTCCAAAGACTTTTTAGACACTTTGTCGAAGTCGCCTACGTTGGCCAATTGGATCATAAGCCAACCCTGGGCTGTTTCATCCAGTTTCTTACCCCTAGCAAACATGAAGGTGGCTTTGATGTGGTCATCTCTGTGGTATTGGTAATGACTGACCGGATACATGCGGCCCCTGAAATCAAAAGACCAACCAAGCCAGAACTGATCAAACGACGATAGGTAGTCTATAATCTTTAGATCTTCTTGGAGGACACAGACGTTGGTCACAGCCTCACGCTTCTTGGTATGCCACTGCTTTCGGTCCCTTCTGACCTGCCTAATGTATTCCTCAGAGTGCTCACTAGGGTTTTCGGGGTGTGGGGTTTGCTCTGGTGGATCTAGGTCAGGAAAACCTTCATATCGTTTACCTTCATCACGGACCCACTTGATGACCTCAACGACCTTAGTGTTGACCTTCAAAGGTGTCGCCTGGAGTGCGTTAATGGCTCTGATATAGTCCGGGATGCCCTTTAGGAAATCATGCTTCACAGCGCGTCTCTGCTCTGCTGTGGACTTCCTGACCAGGGGGGTAAGAGCACCTAAGATTTCGTCTTGGTAGACACCCGTGTCGAAGGATGTCCAAGGTTTAGGTGGTACGACAAGTGGCATAAACATAGGAGATGCCCAGCTGTCACTAAAGGCCCTGTCTCTCACGGCAATCTCAGCAGTTGGGGTTAAGCTGATGTGTCTTCTGGTGTTGTGCTTAATGGCCCTGCCTGCCCACTCAGCGTTATTCTCAGTTGTGACCAAGAATATGTCACAGGCCTCTAGGATTGCGTTGATTATAGGTGAAGCAATCGAGGCCTTAGCTTTTGATGACCACTTGTCTTTGGTAAACCCAGCCGACTTGGCGATATGACGTACAGCCCTAAATCTGTAGGTTTCACTAGAGTGGTCCTTAGTCACCTGTTTGACCAGGCGAGTGTATAGGTCCTTGTCATAGAGCTTGAGCTCTTTAGCCCAACTTTCGTTCTCTACTCTAGAACCTATGCTGACTAAAGTGGCACCGTAGGTAGATCCATTAATGACAGCATCATAACAACAGTTCAGACCTAAGTAGGCTAGGGTAAGGTGGTCCTGGTCCTTTAGTTCATCATACCAGAACGACTTCTTACCCTGGCCACTTTTGAACCTGGTCTCGTCGTTTGAAATGTACTGTTTGATTACTTCAGCGACTTTGGGAAGTGCGTCTGCGATTATAACGTGAGCGGCTTCCTGAGAACTGCCCTTTAGTTTTGCCTGTCTTGCCTCATATCGTTCATGACCCTTTTGGACCATCTGGGCCTCTAGGGCCTCTTGTTCTTCTAGTGTTGTCTTTCGCCCGTACCCATCAGAGGTACTTTTGTCGCGCTGGTTCTGAGTTTTGGTCGAATGAATTTCCGGTGGACCGTTTGGCTTATGACGCCAGCTTGTTACAGTCTGACCATAAAAGCCGCTGCTGTACTGCGATGATCCTTCTTGTGCATCATGTGATATGGTTGGCTTTAAGCCTATGCCCTTGGTGCCTCTGCTTTCTTCAGTCATTATGTATTCTCCCGTTTTACTAACCCGCGTGGAAACTAAAGTACTCTAGGTTGTATCTAGAGGGGTCTCTTAGTCAGGCCATTGTTTTTACTGTGTTTTAAATATGGGCTTTTAACTCTATTCTGGCACTAAACGGGGGACGGGGGTGGGTAGCTACTAGAACAGTTTCTCCGGGAAAGATTAACCACCCCGAGACTACGACCCAGTGCTTGGCCGTAGGCGTATTGTATTTGTGTTTTGGCTAACATGTCACACATGATTCTCAGCAAATGACAAACTGATGGTAGAGTCAAACGCGGCATACAATTGTGTACATTATATTTCATGAAGAGTAGACCCGAGCCATGTTGTCGTTGATGTCTGCCGCCTTTTCGTAATCAATGTGGACGTATTTAGAAGTCGTCTTTGGGTCTCTGTGGCCCATGACCTCCATGACCATGAAGTGATTTACATTTAAGTCATTCACAAGCGCGCTACAGTATGTATGCCTGGTGGTGTGGAAACAAACCTGCTTGTCACCTTTGAACACAGTGCGGCGCATCTCCTCCAATTCTGCATAAAACTGCTTATGTAGCCAATAGCTATTAGGATCCATGTCCAGTACTTCTAAAGCATTGCGCGCGTCCTCGTTGATTGAAACCTTTCGGTCATCACCATTCTTCGTGTCCACCAGGTTGACATACAGGCGCCCCTTCTCGGTACTGAAGCTGTCCGGTTCAATCGACTTGATCTCACCCAGCCGCATGCCAGTGTTTAGCCCTATCGTAAAATAGTGTCTCATCCAGCTGATGTCATCGCCGATGTAGGTGCCCCGGCACTTTCTGTACCTTTTTCGCAGCACTGAGTTGTCGAAGAACTTATAGATCTGACCAATCTCAGATGGTGTAAACGTCCGCACCCGTCCACTCTTGACTTTGTGGCACTTACCCAGCTTTGGTAATTGGTCACTGGCCAGGACACCATATTCCACTGCATGTGAGTAGAGGGCGCCCAGGGCAGCCTTGTAGTGATTGCATGTGTTCAATTTCAAGCCGCGCTCTTCTTGTAACCAGAAGTCAAAGTCGATGAAATCCACCGCTTTCACTTGGTCTAGCTCCTGGTTGCCAGCAAAAGATATAAAGAGATTGATCTTGGCCCGGCTCTCAGACAAATGCTTATCTCGCCAGATCCGGTGGGCATGGGTGTTCAGGAAATCAGAGATCTTCATGCTGCCACCTCCTTAGTCTGATTAAGGAAGTTACTGGCAAGGCTCCTGATAGACAGGAATTCTTCTAGGGATAGGTCAAATGAAAACTTAGTATATGCACCAGTCACGCATGTTGAGGTAGAAGCCCCTATATTGCGCCGAAAGCTGCCTTCTTTGTAAAACATACTGAAGAGACACCCAAAATCAGGTGATGGCCATGTTTTAGTGGCGTCTAATCTGGATTCTATACCGCACTCAGCCCAGAAACTTAGGGATATCTTTTTGGTTTTTATACTATGCCCAATTCTAAACCCTGTGTATTCTCCAGGTTTGCCACGCAATGAGTCTTGTCCATGTTTTTCTTCCACGAAGCCGTGTTTGATCAGGGCATCTACCAGTGAAACGTATCTTCCTAACTCTTCAAGACCACCAAGGAAGCGCCAGCCATTTCCTATTAGTATACAGGGGTCGTGAAACTTCTTTTGTATCTTTGGATTAAAGATTTCTTTTGTTTTCTTTAACTTAGAGACTTCATGGGTAGCAGCTGCTACCTTTGCTTCTATCCTCTGTACTTTACGGGCGGCTAGACTAAGTAATAACCCTTCATACATTTCTGGGAGCGGTGAAGCCGACTTCCTACGGTTGCACGAATGACATGACACACAGAGGTTTTCTAGTTCACAGGTCCCCCCCTTTGCGTGAGCAACTATATGATCTATTTCAAAGGTATCTACTGGCTTCTCACAGTAGGCACATCTGTTACCCCAAGCAGCTGCTATAGCTAAACGCTCAGTCTGCGGGATAAACCGACGATTGCCGGTGAAATCAGAGATCTTCATTGTGCTGCCTCCGAGGTCCGGGCATTGACCGTCCACGCCAGTCAAACCGATACCCCCCGACCATGGCCTGAGCTAGGTTAAGCAAAGCGTCTTCTTGGTTCTGG